ATAGCCGGCTTCAAATGTTTAACTTTTAGCGCGGTAAATTTTTACCGAAGTATTGATTGTTTGAGATTAAGCGATAAAATTTTAATATTAGGTAATGGAGGTATTAAAGATGCAGATACTTGGCAAGAAAGCCCGACGCTAAGACCATTTGTCGAATTATTAATAGATACAAGTCGTTTTATAAATACCCGACGACAAAAAGGTAATATTCAACTTAATGATAAGACCATCGTGGGTAATTTAAATTTTGTAAGATAATGATGAAAAAGAATAGTTTGTTTGAGGCCCGTAAAAGAACTGTATCAAACGAAGCAAAAGAATTTGTTGATTTATCTTTTAAAATTGTAGATAGAATTTATGATATTCTACAAGAAAAAGGTATGTCTCAAAAAGATTTAGCAGAAAAATTAGGTAAAAGTGAAGCGGAAATTAGTAAATGGATGCGTGGAACTCATAATTTCACAATTTCTACTATAATAAAATTAGAATGTGCTTTGGGAGAGCCAATATTATCCGTTTGTAATAATGTGGCACAACAAAAAGAAGAGCAGACAGTTTGTCAATTATTTCCAATCATCTTATCTGGTTTTTCAACTCCTACATCTGCTCATAAAACGAACAAATATGTGGATAGTTGTTTCATGTTAAACTTAAATAGCTAATTATTATGTCAGATACACGAAAAATTCAATTGATACATGTTGCGGAATTAGACTATAGTTTAAAAGAAAATCTTATTCCAGAAACAAAAGAAAAATGTGAAACTGATATAAATCCTGGATTTGGTTTTAAAATTAAGATAAACGAAGATAAATCAACATTATCGATTGAAGCGACTGCTTTTTATGCAAATAAAGCAGGCGTAGAAGTTGCTGATTCTAAATTTATATATGTATTGTATTTTGAAAATATGGATACAATTATAAAAAAGGATAAAGATGAGTCTTTTTTGTATATTCCTGATGAAATTATGGATGTTGTAATTCAGGAGGCTTTTATAACAGGTCGCATGTTCCTAAGTTCACATGTCAAAAATACAGCACTAAAAGATTTATATTTACCTTTTAATGGTGCTTCTAGTTTAATAAAACAGGTTAAGTCTCAAAATAAAAAGAGGAAAAAAGAGATAAAAGATGAAGATTGATTCAAAACTGATTTGTTAAAACATATGCTATATATAGGCGGAAACTTCCCTAAAGTTTCCGCTTATTTTTTGCCCTCCTCTAAACATTTTATTACATTTGAATTATTATTTTTATAACAAATTTAATAGGCACAAATGGAAACACAAGATTTTGTCGCAATAGACTTTGAAACCATGACACCGAAGCTGACCAGTGCATGCGCCATAGGACTTGTAAGAGTCCACAACGGGATTATCAGCCAAAAGTTCTACTCACTTATCAAACCGATAGCTGACTCCAGAACCGAACGCAATACCCATGTACACGGCCTGACAGATGAGATGGTAGCCGACGCCCCCACCTTCTCCGAACTGTTCCCTTTACTAAAATCCTTCATCGAAGATCTTCCGATTGTATGCCATAACAGCTCCACAGACATCAACGTCTTCAGAAGCTGCATGGAATACTATGGCCTGACCGGCATTGACCTGAGTCACTACGTCGACACACTGGAACTGTACGGCAAAGGCCTGAAAGCATGCTGTGAAGAAAACGGAATCCTGCTTGTCAATCACCACGACGCGCTGGCCGATGCGGAAGCCTGTGCAAAGCTCTATCTCTGCTACCAGGGACACCTTGCGAAAGACCTTGCACATTACGACCTGAAGGAAGTGATGGCCAACAAGGACGCACGTAAATACGAACATGACACCTTGATGCCTTTATCTGAGGAAGACATAGAAAACAAGGATACGATTTTCTTCCAAAAGAAAGTGGTGATTACAGGTGTCTTCTGTGCCTACCCTGACCGCGATGAACTCGGTTCTATCCTGAAGTCATTTGGTGCTGATATTGACCGCGGCATTTCTGGCAAAACAAACATTGTCATTGTCGGAGAAGGTGCCGGCCCGTCTAAACTCAAAAAGATTGAAGAACTCAATGCCAAAGGAAAGAACATCCGGCTCATTTACGAGAAAGAATTATGCGAAATTATGAACGAAATAACTAAACACTAAGAATATGGCTATCAAAAAAGAAAATGTAAACTTGACCTACGACGCTTTGTGGTTCAAGACCTTTATGGACAGTGGAGAATTGACATTCTACAATCGTGAAATTTTTATCTCTCCAGGAATGGCAGGAAGGCTGGACATCTTCATGCAGCTGCTGGGTAATGTGGGCGGATATGCCAGAACCACGAACTTCGACAAAGACCTTGACGTCGTGGTAGTATCAGATTACCTGATGAACAAATTCAAGAGCGGAGAGAAAGACGAGTTCTTCCAGATGCTCGAAGACCTGATCAACGGTAGCGCAACTCCCTACCGGAAACTGAAATTCACTACAGAATCTATCGTACTTGAATCATTAAACACCCGGGCAAGTGGCCAGCTTCGTCAGAACAAGAAGGACTTGAAAGATAAGAACACGACTCCGCAGATGATTGAAGCAATCAACCTAGGTATAGAAAGAGATGAACTGATGCTCGGCATGATTAAGAAATACAAAGAATCTACCAAGGAGCCACAACAACAAAATTTATTTTGAGACATAAACAAGTATGATTGGATTTATATTTATCGCTTAATTGGGAAAAATCAGTACGAACTTTACAAATCATTAGCTTATGAAAATAAAATATCTCATTTTAATTACATGTAGTACCATTATTTCTTCTTGTAATAACGGGGAAATGGAGCGTAAAATTCAAAGTCTGACATCTGAAGTTACTCAACTCAGAGACTCTTTGAATAAGGTAATGCCAGAACTTGAAGGCTACAGAAATAGCCCAGAAAAATTATGCTCAAACATTGATGAGTTGTACAAAGCTGGAGATATTTATGAGCTCAAATCCATCAAAGATAAATTGGAAAAATATCATCCTGAATCCAAGGAATATACTATGGTGAAAGATTTAGTTTCCAAATACGAAAAAGAACAACAGGAAAAGGCAGATGCTGAAAAGAAAGAACGATTGCAAGCTGTAAACAAATTAAGAAAGAAATATGACGACATAAATCACATCACCTGGTATGAAAACCCATATTTCAGACATTATACAAACACTAATTATACATCAATATATATTGGCCAAGATGAGAGTAGTATTTGGTTAAGGTTGATGATGTCTTATGAAGGAGAAGATTGGATTTTCTTTGAATCCGCTTATCTTTCATATGATGGAAACACATTTAATATACCATTTGATAAATACAGAGATAAAAAGACTGAGAATGATACACGAGTATGGGAATGGATAGACGTTCGTGTGAATGACGATTTACTTGCATTCTTAAGAAAAATGGTCAATGGTAAGAGTGTAAAAATGCGTTTGAGCGGAAAATACACTAACACACGAAAACTTACTAATACAGAAATAAAAGCAATTAAAGATGTGTTATTAGCCTATGATGTATTGGAAGCAGAAATGCGTAAAGAGGCAAAAGACGAATTAGTAAAATCCCTCAAAGGCGAATGATAATCTAAACTAACTTATCCCCAGTACTCCTTAGCCAGTACAGCTGTACTTCCCTGAAAGTACTCCAGTACTTCCATGGCAGTACTGAAGTACTCCTTAGGAAGTACTGAAAACATGACTGAAAGGCTCTATAAAAAGCGGAAACCATAAAAAAATTTCCGCTTTTTCTTTTGCCATTCCAAAATAAATCCTCATATTTGCAATGCTGTACATTTGAATCAGGCGAGATGGCTCGCCAAATAACTTTGCTGCGGGCATTTTTTATGTCCAAGGCATAGCCTATTATATCTTATAGTTCCGTCCCGTGTGGAGTCTTAATGGACCCACGGCCTGATTCAGGTGTACAGCAGCGGGGAGCGGAACTTTTTTTGTTTCCTCTCCGTAATTTAACAAACATATTGTTTCATTTTAAACTGCTGTACAAAAATGAAAAATCAAATTGCCCTGCCTGCAAACCAGGCAAAACAAAGCCGTATATCGTTATGGCTTAACCGTGAAAATGTATTGTTCTCCTCCATCATGGAAGAGAAAATTTCCAACCGCCAAGCTGTGCTTATTTCTCAAGCACTGGCTTCCTTCAGTATCCTAACCTGTTCCGTATTCACCCATTGGCTGGCCGCCATTGCCTGCCTCTGCTGGTTTGCCTATTCCATCTTACTTTGCAAGAAAGGAGGTTTATAATGGATGACAATGTAGAAAAAGCGGTTTTCAGAGTACAGAAGACTTCTTATTACAATAAGAATGGGCTATTCATCGAAGAATTCCAGATATGTATGAATGGTTGTGATAGCATCATGTGCCAGAGAGAGGAGTTCGAAGATTTATACAAGATAATGGGTATTGCCCTTAATGACAGAAAGGAGGAGACAAATGGAAGAAGCGGTAAATTTTGATGTTTTAGTTCTTCAGCAATATTGCGAACAATGGCTTCCAGCTAAGGAAGTTACAGATTATACAGTATTTAAGACATCGCAACAGATACAAGACGAGTTGAGTGAAATGGTCGATATAAGTATTAACGATATAACGTTCAACTTACTCAAAATAGGTTTTAAGATAGCAATTAATCCAGAAGGGAAACCGGCATGGATAATGCAGCGCAGATAGACTGTAAGTTTTTAGATGATTACATTTTTTCTACATTTATATCGAGGTGTGGCGTCGTGAGGACGCTGCACCTTTTGTCTTTTTACCCCTTTCCGGAGCCGGGTATCTTTGAGAAAAACAAAGATTTATGCTCACTATTCCACAAGATATACCCGATTTCGTCCTGTCCTCACAGCTGGACAACTTCACAATCAGCGCAGACAAAAGGGTAACCTTTGTGCTGAAGCAAGCAAATACGGTCATTCTGCAAGAAACCTATACTCAGGATGCCAGCAACCAGATACACATTCTTGATTTGTTTTCCCTCATGGAGCCTTACCTTATCGGTTCACCGATGCTTCAGTTCAGCTACGAGGTATCCGCTTCCAGTGAAACCACCATCAGCAAGACCTTCACGGTGCTGTTATGCCGTCCCATCATCCCCTGCAGCGGAGTAGATTTCGTGACGAACTATTTCCTGACGACCTTGGCCGGGCGTGACAAGATAACCTCTTTTGACCGTACGGAAACCCTCTACCTTACTACCGGTAGTTTGTCTTCAGGCGGCACAACTATTCCCGTGACGGCAGAATGTGTCTTCGTCAACGACCAGAACCAGCTGCTCAAATCCACCCGCTCTCTGGGCAATGTGGCCGACAACGGCATCCGTTCCGTAGACGTTTCCCCTTCCCGATTCACCCAGTCCGGCTACCGGCTGTTACGGTATACCATCCTGGCTGGTGCCCGGAAGCAGACTTTCCGCGTAGACCAGGACCAACCGGAATCCGTCGGCCTGAAGTTCCGGAACTCGTTCGGATCCGATGAGACATTTTACTTTGTGGGCGGAGATACGGTAGAGCCGGAACTGACCCGGAGTGCAGCTTACTTTGCCGGACAATACAAGAATTATTACGTAGATGAGCAGCGCAAGCACACACTCAATACAGGCTACATCCCAGAATCCATGTTCGCCCTGGCCGATGATGTGGCAAGGGCTACCGAAGTCTGGCTGATGGATGAATCCGGCGACATACCGATAACCATCACCGAAAGCAATACCAGCCGAGGGGATACTGACGACGGACTGTTTGCTTTCACTATATCCTACATCTTCGCATCCCGGTATCAGCAGCGGCTCCGTCTGCTTCCGGACATTTTCGACGACTCATTCGATGACACATACAATTAAAGCCTATGAACGTAATACATATCAAAGACGCATTAAGGCTGCTCGAGTCCGGGCAGCCCTGCAACCTGAAGCTCTGGAAGCTCAGCACAGGTGACATTCTGGAATACAAAGGCGCGGTGTGCGTCGGCTCGCACTGGCGACAGGGGCTCCATCGGGTTCGCCTTCCGGCATCCGGCGTAATCCGTTCCTTCCGCGACATATCCCTTTTCGAAATTAACAACATGACAATTTACCTTTAATATGGACAAGACAATCCTGCAATATGACGGCGACTTCATGCCTGGTGAGATATTTGACATCGAGGTTTCCAACGTGGCCACCGAAATGGCTTCCGTAGAAGACAGCAGTCTGGTATTCGATGAAGATGCAAATGTAAAGACTACGCCTGTTCCCGGCCGGAAAGGCATGGTGTATGTCAATTTCGGTGAAGACAACCAGCTTCCGTTTAATATCATCAAGATGATAGGCATCGACGAAGTGATGAGCCAGAACAAGCTGTTCAACGTCATCACCTGTTACGGTGCCGGACTGAAGTACATGGACGTAGACACAAGACAGCCGACAACCCATCCCGAAATCAAGCGCTGGCTGATTCACAACAGCCTGCCGCTATTCCAGCTCGAGCAGGCTACAGACATGAAGTATTTCTTTTTCTGTGTGTCGGTCATCATTCTTTCCAGGGACGGCAAAAGAATCAACCGGCTCATTCACAAAGAGGCATGCTACTGCCGTTTCCAACAGGCCAGAAGGGGCAAAATCAATCACGTGATTTATGCCAATTTCCGCGAAAACGCTTCACTTCGTCCGGAAGACTACGAAGTCATCCGTCTGCTGGATCCGCGCGACCCGCTGGGCGACCTGATGGTGCTCATGGGGCGTGAACCTGGGCGCGATGGCGAAACAAGAGTCCGTACTGAAGACCGTAAATTCGCTATTCTTGTACGCTTCCCCACACCCGGCTTCCAGTATTACCCCATCCCCTACTACACCAGCATTTTCCGGGGCGACTGGTACGACATCAAACGACTGATTGGGAAAGGTAAGAAAGCGAAGCTCCGCAACCATGCCAGCGTAAAGTACCAGGTCGAAGTACACAAAGACTACTGGAGTAACATCTGTGCGGAAGAACACATTACCGAACCGCTGAAGAAGATGGAGCGTATCAAAAAGGAGAAGGAAAACATCAAGAACTTTGTTTCCGGAATAGAAAACAGCGGCAAGGTTTGGATTACCGGATACTACATCGACCCGAATGGCCGTGAGGTCCGGATGGTACGCATCAATGTGGTGGAGACCGGCAAGGAAGGCGGCGACTGGAGCGAAGACATCCAGGAAGCCAGTAATATCACCTGCTACGGCGACAACATCCATCCCAACCTGGTAGGTGCCACACCAGGCAAGGGACAGAGTAACAACTCCGGTTCAGACAAGCGCGAGCTGTTCACGCTCAAGCAGGCACTGGAGATTCCTTTCCACGACCTAATGAACATCCCGCATAACATCGTCATCGAGTACAACGGATGGAGTGAGAAGGTGTATCCGGATGTACCCATGGTGTTGCTCACCACCCTTGACCAGAACACCGACGCCAAACAAAAGACAGCTTCAGACCTTGAAAACAAATCCTAAAACGAATCAATATGGCTATCACATTTTCACAAGAGATTTTCGAGAAGATTTGTTCCTCTGCCACCAATTCCACGGCAGAGGTCTATGATATGATTGCTCCTCACCTGGATGACACGCTTCAAAGCATCAACTGTGTGCTGCTGGGTGATATGGCAGACAAATTAGATACTGTTCCCGGACTCGAGCAGGCGGTCACAAAACTGGTTTGTCTGCGTACCTATCAGGAGCAGATACCACAACTCGACCTGGTACTGACTCCCACCGGCTTCGGTGTGGTGTCTAACCAGAATCTGGCCCCGGCTTCGGCCGACAGAGTGAAGAACCTGCTGCAGCAAGTCACCAACGCAGCCGAAGATACCTACGACCGATGCCTGGAGCTGCTGGTCGGTACCAGCTGGGCAGATACGGCACAGGGCCGTATCAACATCCCGAACCTGATGTATACAGCCAAACAACTGAAAATGTACGTTGATTTTCCTTCAGCAGACGTACACCGTTCCAAGCTGCTCGAGTTCCGGACAAAGATGTACCAGGCAGAAGAAAAGATACGGCAGCACGTGTCGGCCGAGTTCTTCGACCACATCCTCGAACAGGCCCGGCACAATGCGTTCACCAAAGAAGAGTCTGCCATGGCCGACTACATGTGCAAGTTCATCGGCTTCTGCATCGCAAAGAACTGGCCGGCAGCAAAGAGCATGCTGGAACGCATCGAGAACTACGCGGAATCCAAAGTAGAGGTATTCACCAGCTACAAGGACTCCGAAGCCTACAAAGTCAAACATTTCCAGAGTTATCAGAATGAAAAAGATGATTCCACATACTTTTGGGGGTAGAATACTCGACTTCCGGTTCCCCACATCCTGGCAGCAGCTCAACCAGAAGCAGCTTCGGTATGTGTTCCTGGTCATCACCCTGTTTTCTCCGGTCAAGGCTAAGACTTACGTCTTCATGCGCTTCACCGGAATCCGTGTCCGGAAGCGAGTGAAAGGAGGATGGCTCTGCACGTTCCGCCTGAACTGGCGTAAGAAACTGAGGTTCATCCTTCAGGACTGGCAAATACGCAGCTTCCTCCGGCAGATTGATTTCATCTCCGAGCCCAACGCTTATCCCGTCCGGCTGGACAAGATCGGCGGCCGGTGTGCCATCGATGCGATGTTGCACGGCCTGAGCTTCGAAGATTACCTTTGTTGTGAGAACTACTATCAGGGTTATCTGTATTCGCAGAACGTTTCCCAGCTTAAATCCCTGTATAGTTATCTCTATAAGAAAAGGCCGGGCATAAAAGGTTCGTTGCAGGCAGCCTTTTCCCGTATTAAAGAGTACGAACTAGTTTCCGTGTTCCTTTGGTGGGGTAGTGTTAAGCTGTACTTCACTTCTCTGTTTCCGCATTTCTTTCAGCCGTTTCACCGTTCGGCCGACGCTGATCAGCCTGAACTGCCCGACCTGATGGGCGCGATGAACGCCCAGATCCGGGCACTGACCGGCGGCGACGTGACGAAAGAAAAAGAAGTCCTGCAGATGGACTGCTGGCGGGCCCTGACCGAGCTGGACGCCAAAGCACACGATATTCAAATTCTAAAATCAAAACAAAATGGACACAAGTAAATTCTTTGACGGCCACGCCTACTTTAAAGAGCTGACCGAAAAGAACAAGCTGGCCAAAGCCAACTCATTCTTTCCATGTTCCTGCAGCGGTATCAATTCGCTCCAGGATGTGCTCGACAATTTCCGGAAACAATCTGCTTTCGTCTGCGTCGATGATACCAATGACGCAGCTACAGAGCAAATCGGGGGAGGCTGGTTCAAGAAGCGCACCTTCACGGTATTCCTCCTGATTCGTTACCGCTACGATGACATGACCGAGCGTGCGGCAAAGCTGGACATCTGCCGGCAGATATTCAGACAGTTCCATTCCCGCATGATCCGTGACAAATACATCTACGAAGACCTGGACTTATCCTTCCTGAATGTATCCAGAATCTACACCCGTGAACTGGGTGAGTATTTCATATCTGGCTGTACCGGCTTGTACTTCATGGCAGAACTGACTGAACCGACTGATCTGTGTTATAAGGAGGACGAATGGGATGGCTAAGACAGACAATAACAGACCGGCAGCAACAGACGAAGATCGTAAGAAATATCAGGAAGCCTGGGCGGAAATGATGGTGACAATCTGGCGTGAGAAAATCGAACGGCTGCACGTCATAAATACCTACTCATTGCATCAGCAAATTCGGGATAACGTGATATCATCCACTGACTCTGTATCTACTATCCAGCACAAGTTTCTTGAGTACGGTATCTACCAGGACATGGGTGTCGGCAACGGGTATACTAAAGGTAATGGCGGTGACTTGCAGATTTTAAACCCTATATATCGAGAGGAACACGGGCTTAACGTTCCTCGAAAAGTAGGCCCTAAGCCTGGTGGATATTATACATCTGGCAATCCCCGTAAACCTCGTGAATGGTTCTCACGTCCTTACTTTGCGTCGATCATGGTGCTGAAAGAACAGATGGCGTACATGTACGGAGAAGAGTTTTGCGGTTTGCTGGTCGATAAAATCGAAGAAGCAAACCATAAACGCAGCACAACACTCAAATCACGTTTGTATGGGACTCGCAAACGTAAATAAACTTATGTCTTTTTGTAGTATAACTCGGTAAGTTTACTTCGTAAAAAACTCAAGATTATGGCAACAAAAACATTCGAAGAACTAAAACAACTGGCAATACAGATTCGTGATGAGAAAACGAACAAACAGAATACTGCTACACGTATCGGTACACAAATGCTCGAGCATCTTGACAAGCTCGAACAAGACTACTATGACAAAACAGCTACTGATGAAAAACTTATCGAGCTAGAATTACAAAGTGATTCCATAATTATTAATATAATAGGATTTGGAAATAGTGCAGGAGAAAGTGGTGTAACTAAGTCTGGTGATATATACTACAATACTTATCTAAAAGAGTTCAGAAAGTGTATTGATTTTGAATTATCAAAATATGAAGCAATTAAATTATCTCCTAACACAATAATGTACTATCAAGGGGTATATTATTCTGATTTAACAGATAGAGAAATTTCTGAAGAAACCTTATGGTCCCTACCAAAGTTACTAACAACTAATCCTAAAAAATCTGGATTGTCTGAATTTTCGATTTTGGGTAAAATAAGAGAGGGTAAAGGTATTATATCAGATAATGGTGGTGCTTTTGAATCAACTAATTTCAGTTATATAGAGTTTGATGTTTATGGAGATACAGATTATGTTGCATCTGTACCTTACCAAAATGGTAAGTTTGGAATAGCTTTTTTTGATAATGATGACACTTTTCTAAGTGGTATACTCTATAAAGTAGATAGTAATTATATGAGTTTACCCTTGTATACTTTAAGGTTTACTACTCCCCAAAATGCCAAAAAAGCAAAAGCTACCATATTTAATGAAACCAATAGGAATAATGGTCATTATTCCTATTTTTATCCTTTGATTGAAAATAGTAAAACTATAGATATTACAGGTATAGCAGAAGATGCTTCTTCTGCAAATGTTAAAAATATTGGAGATATTTATTTTCAATCTACGACGAAGAAATTTAGAAAAAAAATATTAGATAGTATTTTTGTAGATGTAGACGTTGATGAAAAAACCAATATAATTTACAGAGATTTTATTTACATGGGGTATAGTAACTTTCTTAAAGGAGTGCTTTCTAATAATTACTCAGAGGTAAATTTGACTGAATACATTAAGCTAATTGATAATGGAATAATAACTTATACAGGTGGAAGTGTATTTACAGAAGGAGTAGCTTCTTCCAGGTGTGACAATTACATACCATGCGCAGGGGTAAAGATTTTAAATATCACTATGTCAAGTGGAAAATCAGTAATAAGCCAAGCAGGTATAGCTTTCTATGACAAAGATTTTAACTACATAACTGGAATACAGAGACCTATAGCTTTTTTTGAAAAATCAGTTAAAATTAATATCATAGTACCACCTAATGCAGTATATTTCAGGACGACATATTTCAATTCGAGTGAAGTGGAAGAAAAAGGTGAATTTTCTTGTATAGCATTTTACAAAGAACTGTCCTTAAAAAAGGAAACGCTAGATTATCGTGATATAGTCGATGGGGTTGCAGTTATTGTAGACCAAGAAGGTAGTGTATACGGCAATCCTATAGGCGAAGTTTACAGCACTTCTTCGTTAGGAGCTTCTTCCTATATTAATTGCAAAGGTGCATTATACATGGATATTACTTTGCCTGTTTTAACTTCAGAGCCATCACAAGGCTTGGTATTCTTTGATGAAGAAGGGGCTATAGATGGAGTTTTAAGATTAAAAGGTAATGTAGAAGGTATAGAGAAGAAAAGAATATATATACCAGATAATGCTGTAAAGTTTAAAACTACATTTTGGAACTTTGAAAAAAGCGAGATTTATGGTGAGTTTTCTTGTGAAATTTATTTTCAAGATGATGACATAAATTATAGACCATATCAGAAAGATTTGATATTCTTTTCAGAAAAGGTAAATCAGGCTGTCAATAACTTTTGGGATAATACAAATGAAATAGTTAATCCTATAAAATTTAAATCAACTACTGGTGTTTTATTACTTCCTGATAATTATTCTCCGGACGGAAAACCATTCCCGATTATTATGTATTGTCATGGCTTTTCTCATGGTGTATGGTATGGTACGTGGGGCAGTACAGATACGTTTTTACTACAAAAAAAGAAATGGGCTTCAATGGGGTTTGCGGTTTTTGATTGTAACGGAGCAAGAAATAATAACAGACAGGTAAACTTTACTGGGGCAGGTTCAATTCAATTTGTAACGGCGTATAGAAAATGTTTTGAATACATTAAACAACACTATAATGTTGAAGATAGAATATGTGTGGTGGCTGGTTCAGCAGGTGGAATAACCGGAATTAACTTTTGTTACATGTATAGTGATTTGGTAAAGAAATGCGTATTACTATCTGCTTGGACGGATTTAAAAAAGTGCAGTTGGGAGCAAGGAGTAAGAGATACGTTTGTTGAGTATTTGGGATTTAGCAATACAACAGATTATGAAGAAGAAAAAACTATTGGCTATGACCCCGCTAAAAGAATAATAAATATTTCGGGAGCTGAAATGTGTAATTATCCGGTTGCAGTAAAAGCATGGATTGGTAGTTCGGAAGTGGGGAGTGCATTATATGAACCATTTTTTAGATTTATAAATGCGTTAAGAAACGCGGGGAATACTGCATACATTAGAGAAGTAGAAGGATTGACGCATGAAGAGGTTGTTTCCGGAAATAATGATGTAGTAGATACAGAAGTAGCTTTATGGTTTAACTTGTAGAGTAACTCAGTAGATTTTCTGCTAAATACCCCTGCAATTACAAGTTGCAGGGGTTGTCTTTTTATGCCTTTCTTTTCCATAATACTTTTGAGAAAAACACAAAATAAACATGGAAAAATATGTAGAATTTATCACACAAGACATCCGCTCAGGCGTGATGATCATCTTTATTTGCTTGGTACTGATTTGCTGCGTTTGTTTGCTGGATTTATGGACAGGGATCGATGCAGCTCGGGCTAACAAAGAAAAAATCTGTAGTCGGCCACTGCGCAAGACCGGTGCTAAAATTGTCGATTACTTCAGGTTATTGTTGTTCTTCATTATGATTGATATACTGGGATTGTGTTTCCCTTGGTATAATCTACCCTACGGAGCAATAATCGGAACCCTTGGTGTGATGATTGTAGAAGGTTTATCCATCATTGAAAATCTTCGAAAGAAAAAGAGTCATGCAGCCGAAGTTGCAGATATGGCCGTTCGCATCATGGAATGTGCTACACCGGATGAAGCTCAAAAGATTATCAAAACGATTAAGGAGGGCGTGAAAAGATGAAACAGTTACCACGAGGCCTACGGAATAACAATCCAGGCAATATCCGCAATTCAGATGCTACCGACTGGCAGGGTGAAATTCCTGCATCTAAGAAACAAGACAACACCTTCGAAGAATTCGAAGACATGTCACATGGTTATCGGGCTTTGATCAAGCTGCTGCAGAACTACCGTCGTAAGTACGGATGTCAGACGATTGCAGACTTCATCAGCCGTTGGGCACCCAGAACCGAAAACAACACATCCGGATACATTTCTCGCGTATGCAAGGAAATGCAGGTACCGACTATCTACGTTCCGGATGTAGAGGATAAGGCAACCATGTGCGCTTTTGCAGCTGCTATATCCCAGGTAGAGAACGGTGTTCCTGCCGTAATGTCGGATGTTGAATCAGGCTGGAATTTATTATGAGATCATTTATTCTTACATTCTTTACAATTGTTTTTTGTTCGGTGTTTCTCGGTTGCAAGACAGGGAAACACCTTACTTCCGACAATCACACGCAGATCATCGTACATGATAAGCTGATACCGGTATTCAAGCCTGCGGATTCTGCATCCATCCGGGCTTTGTTGGAGTGTGATTCAAATGGTAGGGTTGTGCTTTCCTGGTTGGATATGGTACAGTCGGAAAACGCACGCCTACGGTTCAAATTGGATTCTATGGGTAATCTGATGGCGGACTTTAAGGTTCCTTCAGATACAGTCTTCATACCAGGCAAAGACAGTACAATTATCCAAAAGACTGTGCAAACGGTAGAGGTGGAGAAAGAGCTTACGTCATGGCAAAAATTCTGCGTGGTGTTCACCGTTGTAGGGCTGATTCTCATTGTGCTGTTTGCATTTTTCAAAGTTCGTTCAATCTTAATTAAAGCATAATATGGCAATAGACCAGATAGCGACCGTAGAGGTCCGGGTAAATGGCGAGGAAGCCAAGCAGGAACTCAAGAATCTGGAGGCGATAGCATCCGGATTGAAAAAAGAACTGGCTGATGCTTACGAAGCTGGTGATACGTCTAAAATCAAACAGGTTACATCCGAACTTCGTAAGACTGAAGCACAGATCAAGACGTTGAAGAAAGATACTACGGCGCTTACTGAGGTGATGAACAACCTTGATAAAGCAACGCCGAAAGAACTTCGTGCTACTCTGACGGCCATAAATAGACAACTGAACAGTGGTTACATCAAGCGAGGATCAGCGGAATGGAAATACTACCAGCAGCAGGCTAAACTGGTGACAGCCGAACTTCAGAAGATCAAGACGGAGGTGCAGGAAACCGAGAGCTGGATTTCTCGCTTCAATAACGGGCTGACGAAGTGGGGCGGCTTACTGGCGACTGGTGCTGCTACACTCACTGGAGTTTCCATGGCATTGAATACCCTTCGTAATAACCGTGACTCCAAGGAATCTTCTCAAGCAGAGCTGAAAGCTTTGACTGGGTTGGACGATTCATCTATTCAGTGGCTTACCGAACAGGCGGAGAAGCTGTCTACTACCATGGATGAATCTGGTTTACGTATCCGTCAGTCATCCGACGAGATTCTTCAGGCATATATGTTGATCGGCTCTAAGAAACCGGAGCTGCTAAAAGATAAAGAAGCCCTAAACGCCGTTACTATCGAAGCCATGCGTCTGGCGGCGGCTGCAAAAATCGACTTGAAGGATGCTGTAACGGCTACTACCGTTTCTCTGAATATGTATGGCGAATCTGCTGATCAGGCGGCGCGTTACGTGAACGTACTGGCTGCCGGTTCTAAAGAGGGTGCAGCTGATGTATCGGCCCAGGCTGCCGCAATCAAGAATGCGGGTGTAGCCGCCTCCGGTGCTGGGGTGAGCATCGAACAGCTGCAGGGTACCATCCAGATGCTGGCAGAAAAAGGGCTGGAGGCAGAACCGGCCGGTACCGCACTCCGTAAGTTCTTCCTGGTATTACAGACTGGACCGGATGAAACGAATCCGAAAGTGGTTGGTTTACAGACTGCGCTCGAGAATCTGAATAAAAAGTCATTGTCAGCTGCACAGATCCAGACTATGTTCGGCGAAGAAGCCTACTCTGCCGCTACCATCTTGATAGATAATGCAGATAAGGTGCGTCAATATACCGAAGCCGTGACGGATACCAATATCGCTATGGAACAGGCAGCCATTAACTCTGATACCAACGAAGCTAAGATGGCGCAGTACCGTAATAGTATCAAGGAGGCAGGTATCGAGCTGATGGAGCGGCTTAATCCATCATTGTCACTCCTGACCGGATGGACAACAAAGATCATCGTGGATCTTCCAAAACTGATAGATTGGTTTATAAAGTACAAAGGAATTATCATTACATCAACTGCTGCTATAACTGCATATACAGTTACGGTAAACGCATCCACAATAGCTACCAAGCTGTACGAAACCTGGACAAAATTGGCAACAGTAGCAACACGAGGTTTCAATACGGTACTAAAGGCAAATCCTTTTGGGTTAGCTGTAGCTGGTTTGACGGCTATTGCAACGGCTCTGATGACTTACGTGATTCCGAATACTCGGAAAGCCAAAGACGAGCAGAAGTCATACAATGAAGAATTGGAGAAAATGACTAAAATTTCAGATTCGTTTGTTGATATAAATAAGCGTGCTGATAATTTAAGCAAACTGAATGATCGTCAGAAACAGAATCTTAAAACGGACGCTCAAGAGGAGTTGGCTATTATAGAGGATAAACTTACAAAAGAAGAGATTGCTTACAACGAACAGTTTGAAAAAGAAAAAAAACGTATTCAGGAGCGTGACGATATAAATGAAACTACTAGAAAAGTTCTGCTGAAGGGACTTGATGGTAAATTCAAAGCGCAAAGACAAGCGATTGAAGCTTTGGCTAAACAAAGGACAGAACTTCAAAATATCATTGATAAAATTCCTGATATAGTAACTCCGGTTGTGGATTCAGACCCAAATCCAACTGAAGGCGGAAGCAATAGTTCTCCTGCGACAAAAGAAAATCCTCAGGTAACGGCAGAGAATAAACGGTACTACGATGAACTGGCAGACCTGAAGAAGTCGTACCTCGCCAGCGACGAGATGACACAGCAGGAATATAGTCAGTTTATGGAAGATCTGGAGATGCGTCACCTCGAGAACATGCTGGCCATTGCCGGACTGGAACCAGAGAAACGGCAACAGATCGAGCAGAAAATTCTCGAAGCACGAATTAAGTACAAAGAAGAGTGTGAAAAATTGGATGAAGAAGATGCTAAAAAATCATCCGAAGAAGCGTTCACAAGGCTGGAGAAGCAATACCAGTTGGAGATAGAGAAAGCTACGCAAAAACATTATGACGGTTTGTCATCCGAGCAGGAATATCGTCAGCAACTGATGGACATTCAGAATGAATATTATGATCAGGTACTTTCTTCTTCCGAAATTTCCGAAGAAAAGAAAGCTGAGATTATTGACAAAAAACAGAAAGAGAGTCTTGAAAAATCTCGTAAAAATTATGAAGAAAATCAGCGTAAGGTAAGAGAGCAGCTTTCATTTGCGCAAAACATCGGACAACAATTTGGTGAAGCGTTTGCGGAAATGTTGACAGATTCAGAAACTTCTTTGGGCGACTTTATGAAGGAAACTCTAAAAATCATACTGGATAGTCTTCAGAAGATGATGATAGCTTATATTGCTGAAACACAAATGAAGAATATAGCTACTTTGGGACTGGTCGGGATTGTTAAAGCTGCTGCTGAAATAGCATTGATAACAGCTGCATTTCAGAGTGCAAAGGCTATAATCAGTGGATTTGAAACGGGTGGTTACACCGGTACCGGAAGACATGATGAGCCCAAAGGTATAGTCCATGCTGGTGAATTTGTCGCTAACCGTTATGCCGTGCAGAATCCGGCTGTTCGTCCGGTTCTGGACTTAATTGATCAGGCGCAACGGAACAATACCATCGGTAGCCTGACTGCAAAAGATGTTTCTGCGGTTTTATCAGGTGTTACATCAACAACAAACAATACCTACTATCAGCAAAGTGTACCTGCTGATAACGGAATGTCTGTTATTATGCTGAAGGCGGTAAAGGTTATTGATTCACTTAATAAGAGATTGGATGAACCGATCTATACATATACTCGGGCTACTGGCAAGATGGGAGTAAACGAAGCTCAAGACTTGGTGGCTCGTATGAAAAACAATGTATCAAGGAGGATTAAATTATGACCAGATTATTCATCGACGGTCAGGAGGTTGTACTTTCTGAAAATTTTGAACTCGAATTGATAACAGAGAATCCGTATTTCACTCGCAATGGAGAATATACTTATGATATAGATATCGATTTGAGAGATCCTGGTAATCGGAGAATCTATCAGAATATCAACAGGTCTGATGTCACAAAAGGACTAAAGAACCGTAAGGCGACATTAATGTCAGGAGCCCTTGAAATAATATCAGGTGTGGAGGTTGTTCTTTCGATTGAAAATTATACCGCTAAAATTCAGATCGTAGCTGGTAATTCCCAGTTGAATTACGAAGGGGGTGATACGGATATACGAAGTATGGTTCTTGATGGGATTTCAATGACTTCGCAGCAGGCTATTGATACGTTATTCGGTAAATTTCCGGGAAACAACGTCGTATATCCGCCGGTGGTTAATTACACTGAATCGGACGGAAGTTTTTCGATATTAAACAACGTAGAGGTGGGCGAAGATATATCCTTCACAGATGTAGAAAACATATCTCCTCAGTATTATCTGTTGTATGTGATAGAGAATTTGATAACGAAGTTAGGATTCACAAAGGGAATAAATGAGCTGGAGGATGATCCTGTATGGAGCAGATTATTTATCGTTAATCCATATAAGGATTCAGTACTACAAGAGCTGCTGCCTGACTGGACGATAAATGAGTTTATTGAGCAGATTGAATTATACCTTGACTGTATCATTGTTATAGATAAGGTAGATAAAAAATTCAATATAATCAGTTTAAATAAATATTTTGAAAATCAGGATATTGTTTATTTAGACGATGTTGTTGATGACAGTACCGAAAAGACATACGACGTGGATACGAATTATGCGTTTGCATATACTTATGTATCTTATGATTTACCCAGTGATGAATATTACAATTACCTGAAATTGAAAGAGGGTGTAAGAGAGAATTGTTCTACTGTTTCCAGTCCTGAGTGGGATGATTTTAAAACCAAGTATGATCAGTATTATTCCGGCCCCTATATCTTACATTCAGAAGACTATGGGCTTGATTATGTTGTTACCGATTATTCTGTTTCTGGAGAAACCAAAAAAGGTCTGATAATCGTTGACCGATTCAAGGATGCGGGTAATTTAGATTCACGGGATAAAAGTTCATTCCAGATTGTACCTGCTGAAGTCGAAAAAATAGAAATACATAGTACTACAGGTGGACGCTACCTGATTGGTCCAGCTGTAAAAAAGTTAAGAGTGGATCCTGAAAGCACTGCCATTAATGATTTGATAAATAGTTCTGGCAATAATACAGATATCCCTGACAGGCTGTATGTCGGTATTTATTATGGTATACAAAAAGCATTAAATCGAGGTCCTAATGAATACCCAGGTGAGTATTGGGATAAAATGCCAATGGGTTCGAATGATAGATATTTCATTCAAAAGCCGACTACGCTTGGCGGTGATCAGAGTATTCTTACCTTGCCCGATTATACAATTACCCTGGATGGAGATAATGGTTTGTTTAATAGAGTCTATAAGAATAAACGTGAGATAGATACTTCAGTCGAATATACTTTTCAGTTTTTGACGAATAAAGTATATGATCTAAACAGGATTTTTGTCATACGCAATAAAAAATACTACTGTAAAGAAGTACACTATAAAATAACGCCTAAAGGTATGGATAAAATAGCAGAGGGCATTTTTTATCTTGCAGATTCTGAATAGAGTTTATATGTCTGTTTATCTTGGGCATTAAGTTTGTTTCTTTTACTGGGAAAGTTATATCCTAAAAGTTTATTTGTTATTGCTAATTATATCAGTGTAAAAGGTTGAGATCTAAGTTATTCTTGGTGGTCTTATAATTGTGGATGTTACTTTTTAGAGGTGGAATAGTTTATTATCTTATGTGTTTTAGTTCTTATGTTAAATTATATAATGCAGGTAGGAGAGATATTGTTATTTATATCTAAGATATTAGACTTGCTATTGTATACTATAAAAATAATAATTACTTTTGCAATAAGAAGCACTAAAATAATAATAATAAAAAAGGAGGTATCATGTGTATAATTAAAGACGTTACTCGATTCATCGCGAATGGGGCAAAAGTTTTGCGTGATTCTTCCCGCGGTGAATACAAACAGGAATCTGAAATTATTTCCCAACTAAAAGAAGAGCTTTTTGTCGAATCTGACAAAATGGACGATAAATCCAAATTAAGACAAGATAGAAAGAATATTGAGAAAGACGTAAGAGAAGCTTGGGAAAAATTAAAACTAAGTAATGGCTAAACAACAAATTCAACAAAAAGAAACTGTCGTTGCAGGACAAGGAGGTGTGGGCCAACAGTTAGAAAGGACTTATACCGTAGATGACAACAGTTTGCCGTCTCCCCAAGAATTAGCAGCTTATAAGGAAATAGATCCTCAAATTGTTACGTTCTTGATGGAAGCTTCCGTTAAGGAGCAAGACCATCGGCATAAAATGGATAAAGTAAAGTTTGATTTAGTCCGAAAATCCGAATCAAGAACAGGAAGAATGAATTGGTGGGGTATGGCATTTGCTTTTTTATCTATTGTAGTAATTGTAGCCCTTGCTGCTTATGCTTTATATTTAGATAGACCTTGGTTTGCTGGAATATTAGGAGCAGGTACATTAGTTACAGTTGCTTCGATATTTATCAATAAAGAAAAGTCTGATACAAAGAAAAAATAATCTTATAAGAAAAAGCGGAAACCTAAAAAGTTTCCGCTTTTTCTTTTGCCATTCCAAAATAAATCCTCATATTTGCAATGCTCTACATTTCGACAAGGCGACGATGGCTCGCCAAATATCTTTGCTGCGGGCATTTTTTATGTCCATAGCATTGTTTATATACCCATAGGGTTCCGACCCCCGTGTGGTGCGTTAATGCGCCCACTGCCTTGTCAAGGTGTAGAGCAACGGGAAAGCGGAACCTTTCTTGTTTCCTTTCCCGTAATTAATATATTGTTTCATTTAAATGCTCTACACAATGAAAAATCAAATTGCATTGCCTGCAAGCCAGGCAAGAGAAAGCCGTATATCGTTATGGCTGAACCGTAAGAATTGTATCTTTTCCGCTCTTATGGAAGAGAGAGTATCAAACCGTCAGGCTGTACTTGTTTCTCAGGTACTTGCTTCTTTCAGCATTCTCAGCTGTTCCTTTTTTATTCATTGGCTGGCTGCCGTTGCTTGCCTGTGCTGGTTCATCTGTTCCGTTCTGCTTTGCAAGAAAGGAGGTTTGCGATGACCGATTACACGCCACAGCCCGCAACGTTCCGCGTCGACAAATATCAGGCATACGAGGATGGTAAAGTTCTGTTTGAACAATACACTATTCTCATGTATGGAAGTGATAAATTATGCTGTACACGTCCGGAGATGGAGCAGCTCAGTGAATTGATTCAAACCGCATTGAATGATAGAAAGGAGGCAGACCATGGCAAATAAAAAAGTAGAATTCGACAAATATATTCTTTATCGTTACTTCCAGGAATATCTTCCTGCCGATAAAGTAACAGATGATGTAATCTATAAAACTTCACAGCAGATCCAGGATGAACTGTCTGATATGGCAGAGATCAGCATTAACGATATCGCCAGGGCGGTGGTAGATTTGGGCTATGAACTTGTCATAGCCCCCGATGGTCGTCCGGCGTGGATTATGTTGCGCAAGTAGCTGTATATTTTTAGATGATTAGATACATTTTTTTATTTACATTTTATATTGGAGGCATGACATCGTGAGGGTGTTGTGCCTTTTGATTTAAAATTCTCCTTCAAAATGCTTGGTCTCTTCATGTACCGTCATATTGCTACCCTTCAGATACTTATTGGTTGTGGAGATATCCGCGTGGCGCGCCTGGTCACGGGCAATGACAATACCTTCAGCATTGGCCAGGTCACGTATTCCTGAATCTTTCAGGGAGTAGAATTGATAACTGTCTGGGAATCGAAGTTTTTCACGTACCTTATTAAAGTAATTTCTGTAAACTTTAGTGGTTACTTTATTTTTTGAGGGCTTGAAACCTTTACCGAATAGATAATAATTTCCAGGGTTGCTGAAAACATCAAGATCAAGCATTGCTTTAATGAGTTTGTCATTCAAACCGACCATGCCGTCTTTGCGGTTCTTGCTGATGCTCGATGCGATGAATACCTTTTGTTCCTTCAAGTAGATGTCGGACAGCTTGATGTTGGTTATTTCGTCCGGACGGATAAAGGTATAATAAGCGAACTGGCACAAGAACAAAAAGTACGGATTCTCTTTCTTGAGATATTTCTTCAGCTTTTGTATATCGGTAGACGATAGGGCAGACCGTTTTTTTTCCTCTTCCTGTAACATGCGGATATTCTCTACCGGATTCTTGATAAGGTACTGCTTTTCCATCATCCAGCTGCAAAGTGAAGACAGCCAGGTACGATAATTGTTTCGGGTTCTGGCTGATGAATCACGGTCGAGCAGTACATAATCTAAGAAGTCAGATATAAAAGACTGGTCAATCTGATATGCATATACGATTGCTGGGATGTGCTTCGCCGTGTATTCTTCAAATACTCGCAGGCGCTTCTCGTAATCCTTCAGAGTGTTCTCTTTGATGGTACCAGCCGCATACAGTTTTTCCAGATATATATGATACCTTTGGATAATATCTACATACGGGGTGTATTGCCTTGAATTCTCGACATCCGCCCATGGGTTCCATCCGGAACGGAGTTTGACATTAAGATTGGTGATGATTTCATTAGCTCGACGACGGCGGTCTGAAACTTTGGCGATGCCATTAAGCATATACTTTTTTCTTTTCATTTTCTGCTCCAATGGGTCATAAGAATAGAAATCAATATACCAGTTATTACCTGTGTGGAGCTTGGGTTCTGTATAAGAAATTATACAAAAAACCGATGAACTTTTTCTTTTTGAAGAGTACATTTTTTTATTACGTTTTTCGAATTCGAAAGCGTAATACGGTTTGACATTCAGAAAATTTGCGTCCCGATTTCGTCCTGGGGATAAACGAACAAAAGCTGCAACTTTTTGAGTTACAGCTTTTTATCTCGGCACGGGAAGAGAGGCTCGAACTCCCGACACTCGGTTTTGGAGACCGATGCTCTACCAACTGAGCTATTCCCGTGTTTGCGGTTGCAAAAGTAGTACAAATTTTGGAAACTACAAGGGATTTCGAAAAATATTTTTCCAGAATCCCTCTACAGTAAAGATAAGTCATTGAACATCTGACGATAATACGCCGCTTTTTTTTCAAGCTTTAAAGGGTAAGCCCGACTGGAAGACGGCATCCGATAGAGGGTCAGCTCACGGTCTCTGAAATGAAACGTACTTCCCCCTCCTACTGGAGGCTCTTTTGCTTCCATCTGTTCGCAAAACACATCCGTCGCTTTCTGACCGGTAGTCACCACCGCCCGACAGGAAGGAAGCTGCTGGAGAAGCAGACCGATATCCGTGGGCGAAACGACCTCTAAAAACTTATCGGATGCATTATCCTGCAACCTGCGCACACACGAAGCCGTATCGTACAGAGCAATCCCTTTTTCTCGCAGAAAAGCAATGATACGCTCTTTATCAAATATCTTTTCAGGACTGAGAAAGTAATCCTTGTCATCAAAGAAAATGAAGCCGAAAATACGCCACATATCATTCTGCAGGTTGGGATAAAAGAAATCCATGCTCCAGCGTTTCTTCTGCGGAGGAAAGCTACCCAGCATCAGCAAGACTGCATTCTCCGGAAGAAAGGGCTCCAGCGGATGATGCTCCACTCCTGAAAGCAAATGCTCGTCCAACGTCATGCTTTTGGTTTAGGTTCCTTCTTAGCCAGCAATACGATGTTATAGACATATTCTGTCATCCAACTTTCAGAATAGCCCAGCGCATGCTGATACTGACGAATGTTTCCGCAAGTCTTACGTACGCCATCATCCTTCCAGTCTACTTTTGTCAGAATGTCGTGTACGGCTTTTTCCGTCATGTTACGAAGCATCTTCTTAAACACACCCGGCATACGGAACTTCCATTGCATCAGGTTGCCGATAACCATCATCAAATCCTGGCTGAATCCCTGGAACATGAAAAGATAATTCTTTATATCGTTCACATTGCGGCAATTGCGCTTGATAGAGCCGTCGATTTCCTTGAAAAAGGTTTCAGGCAGACCATAAATATCCATCAGCATCTTGCGGCAGCGTGTACGCTCTGCGATACCAAGTTTGTTATTCTGCGTAGGAACCTTCAATGTACGTTTAAATACAGCCAAATCCGGCAGAAAGTTAATGTTACTGATACCCAGCTGAGCTGCCATTACTGCCTGATAGTATACACGAATCAGCGTCATGAAGTCTTCCATTCCACCCACACGTACCGTTTCATCAGCACCTTCTGCTGTTTTCTTGCCTAATAGTTTTGAAAATATACTCATACTTGTACTTTTTATTGTTTTTTTATATGCAAAGTTACTACAAAAAAGTGAAATGCGGAAAGATATAGTGATAGAATTGAGTT